CTCGGATATCGAGGTCTCGCCGTCTGCGATGGCCCTGGTTGGGGGCGCGTTGACAATCAACATCCCTCGGTGTAGACTGGTGGCGGAGGCGTACCTTGACAACCCGCCCGGTGGATGGGACTATAACGACGTGGCAACGTGGGGCGCGGCGTCGGTGGACATTCGGTGCATCACGAACGACGTGGGCACACAGGCGTCGCTCGTTTTCAGAAACCAATCGGGCGCGACTGGCGGGGTGTGCGATACCTGCGAGACGGACTCGGAGACGGGTTGTATCACCGTGCGGCAACCCGCCATCGGCTCGGTGGACGTGAAGCGGGCCGATTATGCGGCGGGCGCGTGGACGCGCAAAGCGCTGTGCCGTTGGCCGGACTGGGCGGATCTGAACTATCTGTCCGGCATGAACCCGATCACGCGACAGGCGGAGGATACTGTGATCCGCCTCGCGCATACGAAAATGCCGAAGGAGGCTTGCGGGTGCGACCATGCGCGGGCCGCGTGGGACAGGGACAGGCACACGCCGGAAATCCTGACCGCCGAGCGGCTCAATTGCACATTCGGCATCATGGACGGGGCATGGATCGCGTGGCAGTTTGTCCAACAGTTCAAGATGGGCCGGGGCTTTCGGGGGTGGTAACATGCCGCTAGTCTTTCAGATGAAGCAGATCAGGCCGCAGAAATTGAATAACGCCGCGATGCGCAAGCAGTTGACGGCAGCGATGAAGGAAGCGGCGACGGAGATACACCAGGACTTCAGGGCCACGACGAAGACATGGAAGAAAAAGCCGAAGTTCGTGAAAGAGATGGACTTGTCAGGGCCTGGGCCTGTGGTGATCGTCGGCACGGACAACGAGGTTTACACCTACGTGGACGAGGGAACCCGACCGCATCCGATCTATCCAAGACGCGCAAAGGCGCTCAAGTTCCGCTGGGGCGGCAAGGGTTCGTACAGGCCCAAGACGCAGGTGCGGGTGATCGATTCGTTTTCAGGCGGCGCGACGGGCAAGATGGTCAGTTTCAAGAGTGTATGGCATCCCGGCACAAAAGCCCGCAAGTTCGCGGATGAGATCGAGAAACGGAGGAGACCATGGTACAAACGGAGAATGGAGCAGGCGATGAGGGACGCGGCGAAGAGTTCGGGTCATGGGGGGTAGAATTGGAACCCGAAGGCCCGCCTGAACTGGTCCCGGTCAAGGTGGTGCAACTCAGGAAACACTCGGCTCTGGTGGAGTGGGTGATCCGCCGAGAGGATGGGTCTCCCGATCTCCGACGGGCTGAAGTCCCGCGAGAGGTTGTCCACGACAACGTTGTCGCGCATGACGACCTTGCGGCGGGTGTCCCGTATGGCTTGCCGTGGGAGGAGATCGCGCGTGTCCGAATCACGCCGGACGCGATTGCGGCGGAACTCCGACGGTTGGGAGTGTGGACGGCGGATGACCTTGCGTCCAAGCCGCTCAAGGTCACAGAGGCAATGCAGCGCGTCGGGGGGCTGGCCCGCGCCGGTCTGCTGGCCGCGGCAAAAGAGTATCTCAAGACGGAGGCGAAACGATGACACAACCATTGAAAGGTTCACAAGGCGCGCTGTGGGTGCAACCGGACGGCCCGAACACGCAGCCGCGCTACCTGGGCTGCCACGGCCTGGACGCGGTAACCATTCCGTTCGGCGACGTGGAGGCGCTGTACTGTCCCGATCCTGGGCGGTCTGGCGCGTTCCTCGTCAGCGGCATGGTGAAAGGCGCGCCGGGCTTGCCCTCCACCTCCATCGAGGAGGCTGTGGACAAAGTGGCGACCTGGATCGAAAAGGCGTCGCGCAAGGGCTGTCCCATGTCTATCTTTGCGCACAAGATCACCTGCCAGCGCCGGGACAACTTCGCTGGCTACGACCGTTCGCTCGTGCTGTCGGGCGCGCTGATCACCCAGCGGGCAACCGCCGGATGGCTGGCGCGAACGCCGGACGGCGACGGCGAGACCACGCAGACCTTCGACATTTCGGCGATGGCCGCGTTCGACATCTTCCAACTCGCTTCGGCCCGCGTGAGCGGGTACACGGGCACGGAAGACGTGAACGACATCACCTTCTGCAATGACCGCAAGTGCGCGGATGACTGCGGGCCCGCCGAGGAAGTGTGCGACATCGGCGTGGCCGTGGAGGATGCCGCGGGCGCGTCTGCGGGGCTGTTTGCGAACGTCTACATCACTGAGGACGGCGGGGCCACGTGGGACGCCGCTGCCGCAACTCCCTTCGTGGGGAGTGAGGACATCTCAGCGGTGGTCTGCTTCCGAGTGGGCCGCAACACCACGCGCATCATCGTGGCGCGCGGCACGGCGGATGCAGGCAACCCGGCGGAGATCGCGTACTCCGACGACCTGGGCGCGACGTGGATGGGCGTAAACGTGGGCGCGACCAACGGCCAGTACGTGCCGGACGCGGACGCGCTGTTCGCCCTCGATCCATGGCACATCTGGCTCACCACGCAGGACGGATACATCTACTACTCCGGCGACGGCGGTTTGACCTGGACGGCGCAGGAGGAGGGAGTGATCTCCGTTGCGGCGTGGAATGCGATCCGCTTCGTGGACGCCTCGGTGGGTTACGTGGCCGGGGCTGGAAACGAGGCCGCGAAGACTGAGGACGGCGGAGACTCCTGGACGGCGCTGACGCTGCCTGTCGCGCAGGCCGCGCAGGTCGTGAACGCGCTGGAGGTCGTAACCAAGACGCGGGCCTTCATCGGTTACGGTGACGGCTCGCTGTGGTACACCGAAGACGGCGGCGCGACCTGGGCCGAACGCGGGATCATCACGGCGACCCTGACCAACATCGACTCGATTGACTTCGTTTCGGAGTTGGTTGGGTATCTCGTGGGCGACAAGGCCGGGCCTCTGGGCGTGCTGATGCGCACCATCGACGGCGGCTACACCTGGGAAGACATCACCATGTCCACCAACCTCGGCTTGACCTCCGTGTTCGGATGCGACGAGAACCTGGTTTTCGCAGTCGGGCCGGTGTCTGGCGCGACGGGCTTCGTCGTCAAAGCGTTCGAGAAAGCGTAGTGCGGTATCTAACAAAAAGCGGGAGCGCGAGATCATGAAAAAGAAGTATGACGAATTCACGACCACCGAGGGCCTGACAGTCGGCATCAAGCCGGTATCTCAGGTGCTGATCAACCTCGTGGGCGCGCGGGTGGAAAAGGAATGGCGGGCGCGGGGTGAACCTGTGGACGCGCCGACCTACACCACCACCACGGCGGCAGGCACCGAGGAAGTGCTGGCGTGGACAAAGGAAATGCTGGAGGCGATGGACGCGGCCACCCGCGCGGAATGGGATCGCCATGTCAAGACGGTCGATGGAATGAACCGCGAAATCCGCACCGAGCAGGCCCGCGTCTGGGTCTTGCAAGGCGTGGTGCTGCCTGAGGGCGTAGGGCCTGAGGGCGATCCGGCATGGGCCAGGATGATGAAGGCCGTCAAGGTTGAGGTGCCGGAGGACGAAACCGAGCGGCTGCTCCTGTACTATGACACCGCGATTTTCAAAACCCCCGCCGATATGATGGGGGTTACGCAGGCAGTCATGATGATTTCGGCGGACGGCGTTGCGCAGGAGGAACTCGACGCAATCGAGAACCTCTTTCGACGTGCGATGGAAGGGCCAGCCACTAAACGAACTGGTGCCGCAGACCAAGGGGCCGTGGTCGATGAGCCTGCGGTTCCTGGAAGTGGAGACGGCGAAGGCGTGGACGAAAGCGCCTAGCGAGTTTCGCGCGCTGTCCAGGGAAGACCGTCTGGAGATGCTTGCATTCGAGTTGACGCAGCGCAAGCGCGAGGCGGTAGAGCGGCGCGCTTCTGAAAAGGCGCAGGGGAAACAGCCGAAGCGGGGGCAACGGAGAGGCTAATGAGTTTCCCACAAATCGGGTTGTCGGCAGTCCTGGAGGACAAACTCTTCAATGCCGCGATGGATCGGTATGTCGCGGCGCTTGAGAAGATGGACGCGAAGACCGCAGAGGTTGCCGCGTCCACCTCGCGCGGCATGGGCGAGGCGTCTGGGCAGATGGGCGGATTTCTGCAATCTGCTACCGCGGTAGCCGCCGGGCAACTGTTCGCAAAGGCGTTCGAGTACGTCGCGGAGAAGGTCTGGGAGGCGGCGGCTGCGGTGCGCGATTTCGTGTTTGAGTCCGTGCAGGTCGCCGCACGCGTCCAAGAACTGCGCGTCGTTTTGGGCCTGTTCGGGGAACGCGCGGGGTACTCTGCGCAGGAATTGGACAATTTCGTAAGGTCGATCAAAGAGGCCGGAATCCGCACGGACGTTGCTACGGGCCTCGCCGCGCAGTTTATCCGCTACGAACTGGACATGGAAAAGGCCGTGCAATTGGCGCGGGTGGCGCAAGATGCCGCCGTGATCTCTATGACCGACTCCTCTGAGGCGCTGGACGGTCTTCTGCACGGCATCCTGACCTTCAACCCGCGCGTGCTCAGGACATACGGGATTATAACCGACCTGGGGGCCGCGTTTGATGAGGCCGCGGCGGCGACGGGACGCAAGGCCGACCAACTTTCCTCCGAAGAGAAAATCGCTATCGCGCTCAACGCCGTACTGGAGGAAGGTACGAAGATCACCGGCGCGTATGAGGCCGCCATGGGCACGGCATCGAAGCAGGCGCGCTCGATGGATCGGTATATGTACGAACTGAAGGAGACCATCGGCGAGCCGTTCCTGGAGGCGTATGCCAAAATCATTTTTGCCGCGTCCGGGTGGGTGAAGGAGATCACGGCTAGCCTCGGCCCTGGCGGGCGCTACGAGGGAATGCTGCAAGGCATCGGCGGGGCGGCGACAGATGCGGCGGTGAAACTGGTGGACATGGTAGGGCGCGGCATCACCGTATTGATGGACGCGCTGGCGAAACTCCCCGCATTCTGGGCGGGGGTGCAATCGTCAGCGCAACCCGTGATCGAACTCCTGACCAAACTGGGCGCAGGCGCAAAGGACGCGGGCGGCATCTTTACGGACGCATTCGGCATCGTCAAGGATGTCGTAGCCTCCGCGCTTGCAACAGGCAGGGCGGTGATCGAGGATTTCTATACCCACGCCAGCAGCCGCTTCGGTCTGATCAAGACTACGATCACCACGGCGATCACCACGGCGAAGTCCATCTTTGAGACGGCGGTTCAGGGTATTCGCTCCGCGTGGGACACACACGGCGGCGCGCTCATGGACGGCTTCCGCGACAAATGGGAGACGATGAGGGCCATCGTGATCACCGTCATCGACCTGATCATGCCCAAGGTGCAGGGGTGGTTGCTGCAAATCAAGGCGTTATTCGAGGACGTATGGCCCGTCATCGCCGACACTGTGTTTGTGGCCATGCGGATCATTCAGACCGTGGTGGGCGAGATACTGTCGAGAGTGCTTGCATTCTGGCATGACCACGGCGAGCAGATCATGCGCATCGCAGATATAGCGTTCAATACCGTGCTCAGTGTCATTCGCACCGTGATCTATACGATCCAGCAGGTCGTCAAGGCCGTCATGGACATTCTGGAGGGCGATTGGGACAGCGCGTGGACACGGATCAAAAACATCGGCGAGGTGGTCTGGGAGACGATCAAGACCATCGTTCGGGCCGCGCTGGACATTGCGGCGGAACTGATCCGCGTCGCTCTCGACCTGATCTTCGGCAACTGGAAGGATACCTGGGGCAAGATTGAGACCTGGTTCACAACGACCTGGGACAACATTATCGGCTTTTTCACTGGGCTGCCAGGGCGGTTCGTGGAAATTGGGCGCGGCATCCTTCAGGGCCTGTGGGACGGCATGGGCGAGATTTGGAATAAGATCACAGGCTGGATTCAGGAAAAGATAAACGGCCTGCCGCAGATCGTCAAGGACGTGCTGGGCATCCATTCGCCCTCCACGGTCATGGCGGAGATCGGGCAAGAGTTCATCGAGGGCTTCCTGGTCGGCATGGATGAGGAGAAAGTGAAACTGTACT